GGGTCTTAAGCACTTGTCGGGTAATTTCTTAGTAATTGAGGACGCAATAATCCATTGCTACTGAAATAGATAGTTCGGCTACATCTGATGTTGCCCAATCAAAAGAACCTTGCTCCATTGAAGTAATGAATGCTCCTTTGATGATCCATTCTGATACGATATCACCTACAGGACCTAATACATTTAGAGTAAGGTCTTTTTTGTAGAAATCTGAATATCCTGCTCTACCGGTTACTGATTCGTAAGATAGACGAGCCCAGTCCATTACTGCTTGTGCTCCAGATGGTGTGATTGGATCATATAATGTCATGTCCATGTTACCCCACTCTCTTTTACCACGAATTTTTCTATATGTGTTTATATGATCGAGTTTTACTTCTTCATCCTCGAAGTTTGGAGCCGTTACGTTTTTAATCATAAAGCTTGGAATAGCGTCAATATACATTACGAATCTATTCTGTACTTTAGGCTCAAAGGCTCTAAACATTATTTCATTTGGATCTAATACTGCCATGTCTTTATTTTATTATAAATATATACCAAGTTTAAAATTATCCTCCAAATGTAGCTCCTGTTGGCTCGATTGTAAAGTCAAGAATCACAAACTCAACTGTTTTGGCTGGTTGAATAAAGATCTGACCGATCAATTGATTTCTATCAATTACATCTGGGGTGTTGTTTGAGTCATCCATTACTACTCTGTAAGCATAAAGACCTTGTCTTTGTACTACTGATTCAAGATAAGGATTAACCTGAGCAAGGAAAGCATTTCTAGTAGTAGTAGTATTTTGTTCAAATACCAATGTTCTTGAAACATCTCCTACGAATTTCTTAAGCTCGATTAACAAACGTCTAACGTTTACTCTATCAAGAGCTGATTTTTTCTTTTGTAATGTTTTCTGACCAAATACGTTAATACCTTGACCTGGGAAGGTAGCGATTGGATTAACGTTAGAAGCATATAATGTATCTCTTTGAGATCTAGTTAGTTTTTTCTCGGCTTGGATAACGTTACCAATTCCACCTCTTGTCAGACCAGCAGGTGCAAACCATGGTGCAGCAGCTCCATCGGTAAATGCATATACTCCTGGAATTACAACTGAAGCAGGAATCCACTCACTTCTACCAGTAGCTGATAATGTTTGTAGCCATGGCCAGTAAGCGGCTGCGTAAGAAGTATTCACTGTAGCGGCAGTTCCAGTAGTATTAGCTACTGTTGCTCCGTAGTTTTGAAGATCTATTACTGCAATTGCATCTCCTCTTGTTTCAGCAAGTGAAATAATAGAATCTAACTGTGTTTTATGTTCTCCAAATTCATAAATTAATCCAGGAGCAGAAATAATATTAAAGACGTATTCATCTTTATTTTCTAGGATAGCAATCGCATCGGCGTATTCACCACCTTGGAAACCTTGAGATCTTGTACCGTCGATATCACCAAAGTAATTGTTAGCTACACCTGCTACAAAGTTAGTACCTGTAGCACCGAAGAATGAACCAGATTGTGCAGTAGGTAGCAAAGTACCGTATCCTATACCTGCACTACTTGAATTAATTGTAATTCCATCGTTACTGAGGTAATTAAGAGTTTGATTATTTACTGAAGCAATTCTAATGTAGTTAGATCTGTTTACATATTCTCCAGAAGTTGCTATGTAAGTAGTTGATCCATCAGTTGATTTAGTTTTGGTTTGGTTACCAATTACTGCTTCAATATATCCTTCAGAGTTTGGATCTAATGATAGATCGTTAAACGTTTCAAGGATTACTTTATTTTTAGAGTTATCATCACCTCTTCTTACTAAAAGGCTAAAAGTCCCTTGAGCTGAGTTGATATTAGTAATTTCCCATCTTAGGTTATCAGCAGATCCAGATTTCAAAGATCCATCACTGTTTTCTTCTAAACTACCTGAGTAAGTCGAGCTTGTATGGTTGTTGTAGATAGTACCTTTTCCAATAGTTTCGATTGAGAAGGGATTAGTTACACTACCGGTACCAGAAGCAATAGTAGTGTTGGATGCTGCTGCAAATGATCCAGTAACAACTCTAGTTACTAATACGGAAGGACCTCCTTGATTGAAATAAGATTGTACTGCGATAGAAGTCAAAAATTCTTCTTTAGTAGAACCTGATTCAAAAGTAGTTCCAAATATTCTTTGATACTGACCGTATGAAGTAACCAAAGTAGGTTCTTCAACAGGTCCTTTTACTGTTGGTCCAATTATTGCTGCTCCGGCTTCTAGTGGTGCAGGAGCGATAAAGGAAATGTCGTTTTCTCTTGCTAGTACGCCGGGAGAGATAAGAGTTTCTGCCATGTTATGTTTTTTTTAATAATGCTTCTTTAATAAATATCAGCTATAAGTGCAAAACCATTCTTC